TCAAAGACGATAAACACTTATCCAATCACTTCGATATTGAATACCCCACCATAGTGCGAAAGGATAAACACTATGTCTTGTGAGGTAATTCTTACAATATCATAATACACCGATTATAAACGGACTTACACACTTCAAAAGTCCACCTTACACATAACCTATGAATTCTGCCAATCTATTTATCATCGCGTCACGTCGTCTTAATATGCTCGTCTTACTTGTACCGAAGTAGTCAGCTATATCCTCCCACTCACTACAACCTATAGGACATTCCCAGTATCTCAAACGCATTAAGTCTTGTGTATCTTCGTCAGATTCATAAATAAGTTTATCTACACCTTTTACAATGTTACGTAAGTTGTTATAACGATTGTCACTTAACTTCTTAATTGATTCTCTCTCGATAGGATTGCCTGGTATATTACTCTTACCTGCTCCTACATTCTCGGGTTCGTGGTTTTCTAGTAGTTCATACTCTCTTACTTTTAACTCTCGTCTGTAACGCTCTATGTTCTTGATATAATCTTCTAGTTTCTTTATATCGTGTCGTTCAATCGTTATCATACTTACCCTCCATTCCTTTAGTTTCCTTTTTTATTAATTCGCTTTTTGTATTCTTCATACTTTAAATTTTGAAAATCATTACCGCCGTCATATTCATCCATTTTACTTAATATACTTTCTAAAGCTACAATTTCACCGATTTTAACATGGGTACTACGGTCTTTATCGTTTTGCATCATCAAAATTAAACTAAGAACTAGAGTTTTTAATTTAATCCACTTGGATTTATAAAACATCACTTACCCTCCATTCTCCAACTTATCTTTCAAGGTCTTAATCTCATAATCTTTCACTTCTAACTGATGTTTTAGATCATTCTGTTCAAGCAATGAACCAAACAGAAGCAACACCAATATAATGATTGCTATTACGCCCCACATTGTTAATAACCTCCGTATATGCCATTTAAATGAGCGTGGTCATCTTCATTAAAGTCCTTAGGCACTTCCACTTCATCATTTGCAGTTAACTTATAATACAACTCTCTGCCAATCCATTTACCTATCTCATACATAGCGATAGTAAACCAAATTTTTAATATGCGTTTAATCATTGTAACCCTCCTTTTGTTTACTTAACGCCTCACTCTTACTCTCTGCTTCTACCAACGTCATACGTTCGTTCTCTTTAACTTTGTTAACGTGTCTGTGAACATATCCTGTACTATCTTGTATCTCTGTGATTAAGTATTGTGTCACTTCCCAAACACCTCTTTTACATTAGTTTCGTATGTTCCAATATTACGTTTTACAAATTCATTATGTGTCTCTGCGATTTTATCTTTCATAACTTGTCTGAATATATTATTAAATTCTTTCTGCGTTTTGCTAGGTATTGTTAAAATTTCATATTCATCTCTTCCTAATGGTAATTTGCAATCAAACTTTATTTTGTTTAGTTGCTTAAATCGTTCTTCCATATACGTAAAGTGCATAGCTAATTCTGCATCAGATAATTCTTTTAATTGTTGTTTAGGCATGTTGAAACTTCCGATAAAATTACTCACTTTATCTACTCCTCGTTACTTCGTTTTACTTTTCGTTACTCTTTGCGAAGTATTCTTTTAATCTCTGCTACTATATCTTTACTCTCCTGTGCTTCCATATGCACCTCTGTCGCTTTCATTTTCAAACCAATCAACCTGTTTGGGTGTAGGATATACAACTGGTGCTACAACTAACTGTGCCAGTCTTTCTCCTTTTTCTACTGTAATATCTTTATCACCTATATTATCTGTGATAATACCGATTTCTTTATTGTATGTTTGGTCTATTGTTCCTAATGCTACACGTAACTTTGTTTTAAGCGACTTACCTGATCTAGGTCTCACTTGCGCCTCATATCCGTGAGGTAAATTAATAGCCACGTCTGTTTTAACTGCTTTTGTTTCTCCTGCTTTGATTGTTGTTGTTTCTGATACATACAAATCTAATCCGCTATCTGTAGAATTTGCTCTCTTAGGCATAGTCGCGTTTTCTGATAATAATTTAATTTCTAGTTCTTTAGTCATTTATTGTTCCTCCATTTTCTACTAAACTCTTTGAATTATTTTCCACTATTTTGTCGTACAACTCCGCCTTGCGATATACTTCGTTAAGCTCTTTGATTAGTAAACACCCATCGTGTCCTGTAAAAGCTGTAGATGATACTATGCAGCGTTGGATAAACTCTCTATTGTCCATTGCAAGCCTCCAAATCACTTAATAAATTTTGGAACTCATGCGTTCCGTCTAGTTGGTCCATATATTTTAAATCTCGCTTTAATTCGTTTTCACTTACCATTTCGTTAGCTATCTCAAATAAATGATATTGATTGTATGGTGTTATAATTTGATTTACTGAGCGATGTACTTCCACATATTCTTTTAATTTCTTCTCTTTCAACTTTATCCATAAACTTTTATAATCTTTATCTTTCATCGTTTACCTCCAATAATTTCATAGGTTCAAATAAATCATCATATCTTTTGTAGATAACCTCTTTTTGTTTATCATTATCGCCTGGATATTCCACTATCTCTTTTGAGATACTAGCTAAAACTTTTACTATCTCATCAAACGCCTCTGCTTTCCTTTTCGTTTCTGCCATATCATTGATGAGTTCATCACGTTGCTTACGTAAACTGTCACGTTCATTTCTAAACTTCCACCAATCACTACGTGGATAGCTTTCGTCTAAATCTAACTCATTGTTTCTAATGAATTCTAATAATTGTTCCTTAGTTACTTCTGCCATTCCTCATACACTCCCTATTCTTTCTTATATTTTCTTTCTCAACTTTCATCGTCACTCTGCTTCCTGCTACTTTAACCACAAAGCCTTTAACACCTAACTTGTGTAATTCCTGTTGTATCTGGGTAGGCGTCTTGCCTTGTGTGTTGTATCTATATCGTTGGTTGATTGTGTCGGATAATATCATGCGTTCATCTTCTCGTATTCATCTGCCCACATGTACATCAACCCGTCACTCACACATCTACGGTTGCACTTTCTAGCAATGTTGCGTCTGTCGATAAATAATACTTTTCCAGCTTCTACTGTACTTGCGAATTCTTCTACAATTTTGTTGTCGCTATCCACTAGGTATACCGGTTTGGATACACCTTTATTTCTGCGATACACTCTATATTTCTGTAATGTAGACTGGAATAAGTTATCTGCAATAAAATTGTTGTATCTACTATCTTTCGGATATGCGTGCAATCCGTTTTTCAAGTTACCGATAAACGTTTCATATACAATATCTGCTGCACGATACTTCTTATTCTTATAAATAACTGTGGAAATACCGTTACAACCATTCGCAAATTTATATTTACCATCAGGTCTTTTCATTCTGCCTAAGTTACTTACGTATAGATCATACTTCTCGCTGTACTTCCAAAATTCATCTTTTGCTACAACTCTTTCGTTGAACTCCTGTTTCTTATTCACTCTTGGCATAGTGTCGGTGAAGAAACACTTCAACTTATCGTTATATGTGCCACGTTCCTTTTGGTACCACAGTGTGTTTAGTGGAATACCTGTAATGTTGTGCAAATGAGATAGGTCTGTCTTAGTCACTGTGTGGCTAAATGGTTCGTACATATACACCATGATTAACCCTCCCACTTCTCAAATGCTCTATTTAGATACCAACGCGCCTTGTCTAAATCTTCTTTTCCATTCTTACGATTAGCTCGACTGATATACTTAATTGCATTACCAATCGCAAATGCTAACTCTGGCTTGTAATCTTTAGTGACTTGCTCTATGAAGTCTATAATTTCTATTTCTCCATACGTGTAATGTGACGGGTGGTTAACCTTGTCATCTAACGTCTTTTCTACTTCTTTACTAGTTGGTCTAGGCACACTGATAAAGTCATAGTTATCGTCTATTTTAATAGTGCCAATACCATCAACTTTTACTACTGCGACGTATTTTAAATAAAATACGTCTTGATATACGTTCAATACTTGCCCGTACCTTTGCTTGTTGTCTCTATCAGAAAATTTTATATATTCTCCTATACTTAAATCTCCAACACTCATGATCTAACCACCTTTCTAGGAAAGATGTCATTCTCCATAAGGTGCGTGCACCATTTACCACGAGGGTGTTTTTGAGGCACTGTGAATAAATGTGGTTTCTTACGTTTCAGCTCTTGTAATCTGCGTTGCTCCATTCTCTCTTTATAACTAGCGATGTCGTTCTCTTTAGGTTTCAAACTTTCCCACTCACTACGTCTTACTCCAATAGGTGCTTCTATTGCATCTTCAAATTTCCAACCAGAAGCTAATCTTTGTCTTAAAATGCCTGAATTTATATCTGCTTCTTTCATTTTTTCTGCTACATCAGGTGTGATACTAAAATATTTATTTTTAACTCTCATTTTTGCGATTTCCATTTAATTCAACTCCCATCCAGTTTCATCTATATCTACTCCTACAACTTCTGCTTCTGACAAAAACTTGTCTTTATCATCGTGGTATAACTTGTTATAGAATTCTTCCTCTTCATACATATCGCTTACTCTGTTGACTTCAACAGGAACTTTCACTTTCATATCAACTTTCGCTTTGATTTCTATTGTTCCTTTGTACATTCACTCCACTTCCTCTACATTCATGATTATTTTTGGCTCTTCTGCATATTGCTTAAAACTTTCAATGTGTGCAATTTGGTTATCATCTTTCCATAAGTGGTCATTAGCAGCGTCTAGCACTGTTTTAATCAAATTATCTATATCTGGTTTCGTACGTTTGTATTGGCCTATCGATATTAACTTTTGATTCTTAGTCCAACTCTTAGGTGGTGCGAAGTAAAAATATATTGATACTTTCAATCTACTGTTCAACATCTTTTTAGGTAATTGACTCTGTATATATGCTTTATGCTTTGTATAAGACGTTGGCATGTATGTTTGGATAAACTTACCTGCATTCCTAAAACGTGGACGAGGAGAGCCGATAGGTTCCTTATACGTATCGTTAAAATTAATCTCTATTTCCATAACTCACCTCAAAATAATAATTCGTTAATTGTCATCTGTTGTTGCAGTTCTTCTTTTCTGAACAACTTATGTTTACGTTTAAGTTTTTCTAGTTCATCTTTCGTTACTGTTCCTGAGAATGTGTTTCTAAAGTGTATGCCTGCATAGTTACCTAGTTTGAATGTATCTTCTCCTAACGGCGTTACACTACACATCTCCCAACCGTCAATTTGATACAACATGTATTGCTTTTTAAGTCCGTCGATAAGCCCCATCTGGTTGCCTCCATTTCGTTTCATTCATGATTAATTCCTGAACTTTTTCATATTCGTCAAATGGTGATATCGTTTTGTTTTCTAACAAACGTTTAACTGCCCAGCCTGACTCAATAAGCGTCTTAGCTATTAATGGGTCGTTTTGATAATCTTCTCGATACATAACGCCTAACAACTTTTGATATTCAACTACTTTCATGTGAAGAACCTCTGCGTTTTCTTGTAGTACTCAAACTCAACTACACCTGTTTCTCCGTCTTTATTCTTTGCGATGTTACATTCAACAATTGACTTGCCTGAGTCATCAACATCATCACGGTTGTAGTAATCATCTCGATATAACAACATAGCTAAACTTGCATCTGCTTCAATTCCACCTGCTTCTTTCATGTCAGATAGCATAGGTCTTTTGTCATTTCTTGTTTCTACACCTCTGCTCAATTGAGATAGCAACACAATAATTGCACCTGTTTCATTTGCAATAATCTTCAAATCTCGCGATATCTTTTCGATACCATTACGACGATCTAACTTACTGTCTGTCTGCATAAGTTGTAAGTAGTCAATGAAGATAACCTGTTGCACATCTTTGTTTTTCATCGCTTGTTTACGTACATCATGTGTAGTAATATTGCTTTTATCGTGTATATCTATATCAAGTTTGAGTATTCTGTCTGCTGCAGTTGTTAAACGTGTTAATTCATCCGGTTCTAAATCTTTAATTTCTTTGATACGAGTTAGTTCTATCCCAGTTTCTGCTGATAACATCCTTTTCAATACAGACACGCCAGTTGTCTCTAGACTGAAGAATGAAGTTTTATAGCCTTGAGACGCTATATTAAGCATCATATTAAGCGCAAACCCCGTTTTACCTACTGACGGTCTCGCAGCGATTACAATCAACTGTGTAGGTTCTAAACCACCTATTTTGTAATCCACCAGTTTATAACCTGTATTGATTTTTTGTTTTGGTTCTTCGCTATATAATTCTTCGACAAAGTGATCTACAATTTTTTTAGTCCCACTTTCTTCACTTGCACTAATTAAACTGACCTTTTGTAGTTTGTTAAGCATTTCATCAAAATTTTGTATATTCGGATCAGAATTGAATTCTTGTAATACGTTTTGCGTACGCTCTATTTGATAAAGATTGAGCAAATCTTGTTGATATCTTTCAAAGAATCCGTAACCTATAAATTTTGAGTTATACAAATTTGAAATGGTGTCCATATCTAGGAATGACTTATCTTTTGTGGTTTTTAAATAGATTTCGTTATGATCTACCTTACCGACTTCGAATACATATTCCATAAATGACTTCATACCATCATGTGAGAACATTTCCGGTCTCACACGTAACTTCTCAATTATGTCCGGTTTTTGAAGTAAACTAGCAACGATTGTACTTTCGATTTCATGACGTTCATTCATCGTCACTCACTCCAAACTCACTTAACTTCTTTCTGAAGTCGTCTAATATCTTTTTACGTTGTGCTACGTATTCTGGATCATTTTTCATTCTCCAACGATGTCTAGCAGTTTTTTCGTCGACAGGTTCTTCTTTTACGACTTTGACTTCTTTCCTCATTATGTTTGGAATACTAGGTGGATAAGGATTAGCATCATTGATATATTGCATTACTGTTTTTTTAGTCGGTTCATAATCCCCGTTTTGGCTCAAAATGTTAACCCATGTTTCTAATTTAGGTCTGTCAAAGTCAATGTTGTATACATGTCTAATTGTTTTAATTACTTCTAGGGCTTGTTGTTTAGTCATAGGCATTAACTTTCATCTCCTAGCTCTTTCTCCATTTGAGCAATTACATCATCTGTTACAGTTTTTTTATTTTTAGGTTTAATTTTATTTTCAGCCTCTTTTTTATTCTTAACGTTCTCTTTAGCCCAGTTGTTTAACACTTTGATTAGGTAACCTGCATGACAACCTTTGTCTTTTGTATAATCAGTAGCTACTTCAACAACTTCATCTGCATGTTGTCCAATATCATCAATGGCATATCCTATCTGTTCCATTTGGTTAGGAGTTAAATTATGAGTAAGGTTACTCATGATGTAATTAATTGAGTTTTTGAAGATATCTTTATCTACTTCTTTTTCTCTTTCTTCTTCTACTTCTTTATCTTCTTCTATATCTGTTGCGTGACTGTCACGTGAAGTCACGTGACTATCTAAAAGTTTTTGTTTTTTTCTTTGCTTTTGTTTACGCAAACGGTTTTGTTCTCTTATCTTTTCTAAACCTTCGATGTTCTGATGTTTTTCCCAATTAGATACTTTAAAGACACCATTCACTTCTTCAATCATGCTTAGCTTTTCGAATGTTTGTAACGCTAATCTTATTGAATTGATAGGTCTATTAAATTCGTTAGCTAACATTTCTTCGTTATAGGGTAGACTTTCGGATAACATAATGTATCCTTGTTCGTTATACTTTCCAGCTAATGTCAGCAACTTAACCCATAAAGTGATGATTGTATCTCGTTCTGGCAGTGCTTCTATATACTTGATTTTGCTATCATCGAACATTCCAACTTTTAATTTAATCCACGATACTTCAGCCATTTACTTCTCCTTTCAACATTCGGTTGAGTCGTTCATCTACGGACACCCAACTTTCATATAATTTGTATTTCTCATTAAAACTATCTATACCTATTTGGTGCTGCTCTTTATGATGTCTTGAACATAGCGCTAATACTTTGTTGTCTGTGTGATCTATCTTTCGTCTGTTACGTCCTCGACCTACTGTGTGATAATGCGCAAGTTCTGCTCGTGGCGTTCCGCATATTACACAGTTACGATTGACTGTTGACCAGTAAAGGAACGCTTTATCATTTTTGAGTAAGTCACTTGTCTTATAATTAAGTGGTATATTGTTGTGAAACACCCAGTCGAGAATAACTTCTATAATTTGTTTAGCTTGTTCTCTTGTGCAGTCGCTCAATGAGAGGCGTTTTTCATAGCCGTAGAGGACTTCTACGTAATCCATGAACAAATACCTCATATAGTCACGGGGTTGTCCTGTATATGCTTCTATGTCGTTACAGAGCGCAAATATCTTTCTGCGCTGCTTATCTGTAATCTTGAATGGATCTACAACTCTTACATCTGCTTCCACTTCGTAACCATTGTCTAAAAGTAAAGACGTTTTGTTATCTAGTTCTACTCCTTTGATGACTACAGTAGTTGTACCGTCATCTTCTGTAATGTAGTTTTTAATTACTACCATCTAATCAGTCCAATCAGAACGGGAGATCTTCATCAGTTATATCGATAGGGCCCGTTGCATTTGCGAATGGATTTTTACTTTTTGTCTGTGTAGTATGTTCTTGTTGTTTTTGAGGTTGGTTGTTACCTTTGCTATCTAAGAATTCAATTCTATTTGCAATCACTCGTACTACTGAACGATTGTTACCTTCTTTATCTTGGAAACGGTCTTGCTTCAAGTTGCCCTCGATTAAAACTTTGCTTCCCTTACCGCAATAGTCGTTTAATAGTTGTGCAGTTTTGCCAAACGCTACGATGTCAAAGAATGATGTGTCATCTTTTTTGAATGGATTGTCCACTGCCATAGAGAAGTTAGTTACTTGTGTTTGTCCTGCTTGTTTAAGTTCTAAATCTTTAGTGATACGTCCTGTTAAAATAGTTAAATTAGTCATTCGAATTCTCCTTATCTAATTGTTTTAGTCCTGCATCTAGTTTTTGATGTGCATTTGCTATATCTTTTTTAGTAACTTTGTTAATGTTTTGAATACCTAACCAACGCATTGTTTTGTCTAGCGTTGCGTCTCTACCTTTTTCTTGAGATGAAGTTACAAACTGGTTGATACGCTCTTCTAATTCTGTAATGTCATTGTCGTTAGCGCTTGGAACTTCTTCCCCGTTGTATATATAAAGACCTAGGCCATGTAATGCTGCAGCTTTAACGAAACAACGTTTTTGAGCTTTATTAATATCGAACGTTGTCGCGCTACCCTTTGCTAAAGATTTGTTTCTAAAATCCAATACTGGAAGCCATTCTGTTTCAGTTTGTCCTTTTACAGTTACTGACACTTGTACGAAGTAACCCTCTGGAGTAGCTAAATAAGGTACAAAATAGTTATCTAGTGGTACATCAGGGTGTACAAATTCATGTGTTTTAATACTGTAGTTGCTGTCTATCTTCTTTAATTCTTGATGAGCGTATGACCATGCTAGGTAGGTTAATCCGTTTTTCTTTTCTACATGATCGTTTACATCTTTCTGATTTAACTGATTAAATAATGTTTCTTCAGTCATACTCAACCTCCTCATATTCAGTTGTTTCAGTTACTTTCTTTTTAATTGCTCTGTGCTTAGTCATGTCGATACTCATATCTTCTAGTCCTGCAAATTCTCTTGCTCTCCGTCTATCTCTTGAATAAGAAGTATCTTCTTCGTTGTTAGGTTTATTAGTGATATACAGGTCGAAAGGAGCGTCTTTCAATTTAATTAGATAGGTCACTGTTTCTTTCAATGCCAACCACTCCTTTATGCAGCATGTCGATTGTTCTATTCATGACTTTAATTGTTTCACTTTGTGTTTCGCATGATTCTATAGCTTTTCTGAAATCTTTTCTAAGTTCAAAATATCTATCGCACATATCTTCGTAACGTTTGTTTAAATAATCGTAATCGCTTTGCAAGAAATCTAAATCTATTTGGCTTTTGATTAGTTGAGAGTATTCTTCTCTAGTCAACTTGACTGTGATTACCTCTTCCATTTCTTTCCTCCTGTGCTATAATAAGCATGTAATGTTTGTAATTCTTTCGATTTCGACTGTTACTTGTTGGCGCAAGTTTCAGTCTTTTTTGTTATCTCAAGCCACTTTTCCCAGAAGAATGTGCTAAAGATTAGCGTTAAGATCGCAATTCCTAATACTGTTGTGAAACCACCTCCTAAAAGTAATGTGATGATCATTGCGATAAACATCGTCATGTAACTTAGTAAGTACTTCATTTATCATCCTCTTCTTTCTCTTCTTTCTCTTCTTTCATTTTTAAAAGTTTTTCTATATATCCTCTTTCTAATGCGAAATCAAATAACATTTGTTGGATGTGTTCAGGCATAAAAACCATTCCTTTCGTGTATAATCACCTCTAAGGAGGTGTTGTTATGAGTAAAATTAAACCGGATGAACTACAAGAGCTTTTTAACCAACGTAATGAACGCGCTAAAGAATTGATGGACATATTTAGAAATGAAAATCCAGATAATAACCCTTTAGTAATTAGTGGTTATAAAACTCGTGCTGTTAGAGAAGCTAACGACGAAATGCTTTTTCAACTTTTAGAAAAACTAGATTTATTAGAAAACGGATGAATTTGAATTCTTTACATTTTGTTTGTTAACAATTTTAGTTATTTTTCTTTCATCAATTTCTGAAATTACATTTATCTTTGGTTTCTTAGCACTTCTAATCTCCTCCGCCAAGATGACGATTAGGAGTGCTATTTTTAGTTTCTTTAGCATTGCTAAGCCTCCTTTTCTATTACTGGTAAAATGTCATGTTCTTTCAGTAACTCGTAGATGAATAAACGGCCTTTTTGCGTCCACTTGGTATTCATTCTTACTGATGTACTCCCATCTTTATGCTCGATTTCTGTAGTTGATGAATGTGTGTAACCTTTAGCGTGTAGGTTAGAATATAATAACCACTGTCCAGATTGTTTATATTGAACTTTCAGTTCATGCAGTAACTTGTTTAACGCTTGAGCCGACATTCCGTAATCTTTAGCAATCTGACCCACTGTAACTAAACTTTTATTGTTTAAAATTGTGTCTAGATAAGATGCTTTAGGTTCGTATTCGGCAATCTTTTGTTTTTGCATACTGTTTTCTAGTTGTAACTGTTGTTTCTCTTTTTGTTCCTCTATCCAAAGTTCAGCACGTTTGACTGGATTCTCAATCATGTAACTTGCGATTGGATGAGAAATTTGGCGTTCCATTTCGTTAAATTTATTGATATACGCCATCTTGAAATCGTTATGACCTTGAATATTGAACATGTATAAAGTGAAACCGTCTTTAGTTAGTAAGTATTCTTTTTGTTTTCGACCTCTTGAATCTTTATATTCACTAGGGATAATTAATGCGTCCACATTTGGACTCATTAAAAGTTTTTCTAAATCTCTTTTTACATGTTGATGTTGTTTTTCTAATTCGCTCGCTACTACTCGACTAGAAACTACTGCCCCTAATTCCGAGTTGTTTTCAATTTGTATTTTTTGTAATGCTTGCATATTGTTTATGCTCCTTTCTGCTATACTCCTTTTAAGGAGGTGATTTATATGTCTGATAAAGAAATTGCTTTAGAGTTAACTAAAAGTTACTTGAATCATTTGAATGCACGAGTGAATAGTAATAACGCTAACCATTCACACACAAACGTTGAAAACATCAATAAAATGTATCAGTATTTTTATAACTTAGTTTCTAATCTAGATAACTCTGGTAAATAGTTTTGATTTTGGAGATATAAGAGGTCAATTGTCGTTAGCAATTCCTCTTTGCTCCATTTTTCTTTTTCTGCTAGTTCGATGATTTTTACTGCTATTTCATGAATCTTTTTTAAATCTTTCATTTAAATTCCTCCTTAATTTGTTTGTCGTTCTTTTGTTGACGTTTTGGAAACTACATGTGTAAAAAAAATACCGCACTTATCTTGTGGTAATTCTAATACTTCGATAACCTTTGCTAAATCGTCAACGTTAATTCTAATATGTCCGTTTTCTTTTTTTGAATAAGTTCCTGGAGTCATTTCTAATTTTTCTGCCATCTCCGAAAGAGAAATGCCTTTAGCAATGCGTTCAGCCTTCATTCTTTTAACGTTGAACTCATACATTTTGTCACCTCCTTTTTTGAAGTTAATTCAATCTTAAACTCTAGTTTCCTAATTGTCAACAATAATCCTGAAAAATATTTTTTACTTTCTTAAAATACTAGTTGTTTCCTATATGGAAAAGTGATAATATACTGTTATAGACAAAACGGAGGTAAATTTAAAAATGAGAACTTCAGCAGAAATAGGTAAATTAATAAAACAACTACGTAAAGAGAACAATATAAATTTAACTGATTTTGCAACTAAAATAGGTGTTAATAAATCTACATTATCAAGATATGAAAATGGTAGTAGAAAAATACCTATGGAAGATATAGCTGAAATCGCAAATGCATTGAATGTTACCCCAGAAAGTTTATTACTAAAAAATAAACAACCAGAAACTGAAATACAACATCGTGCAGCTCATCTTGAAGCTGAATTAACAGATGATGAATGGCAACGTGTTCTAGATTATGCAGATTATATAAGAAGTAAACGCAAATAAAGGGTGTTTTTATGGGGTTATATGAAAAAATGTTAATAGAACATGATTATATAGAAGTCAGAGAGACAGATGTTATGCCTAATGACTTACATGGTCTATGGTTAGGTGATTTAATTTTAATTAAGCGAAACTTATCAGAAATACGAAAAGCCGAAGTATTATACGAAGAACTAGCACACCATAAACTTACATATGGAAACATCTTAGATCAATCTAAATTCAACAACCGCAAATTTGAAAACTACGCAAGGCGTTACGGATATGAAACCGCTCTACCTTTGCGCATTATTGTGGAAGCGCATAACTATGGTGTTAGTAACTTATATGAATTAGCTGAATATGTTCAATTAAGCGAAGAATATATATCAGAAATATTGAAACATTACAAAAACAAATATGGCATTGGAACTAACTACGGAGAATACTTAATTACATTTGATCCGTTAAGAGTTTTTAAATATAAAGAAATATAAAAAAAAGGAGAAATGTAGAATGAAAGAACCGCCGCATAATAGACTTACATTTAAAGAGAGTATGACAGAAGGCAAATATCTGACGACAATAACTAAAGAAGATAAAATTCGTTATAAAAAATTATCTGTTGAAGAAAAAAGAAAAGTATTAAATGATTTCAACGCTTCTACACCGCAAAAGGACGACAAAGTTAGCTTATTCGATTATATGAAACGCACTATGTTAAAACATGGTTTAGACGAAGTGACTTCTATTACAGAAAATGCTGTTTTAAAAAACGAACCAGGCAAACATATCGACAGTTTTATGACGAGATTGAGTAGTTTTTCAACAACAAAAGATGGAACAACTGTTTTCACATATGAGTTAATCAATCAAAACTTTGTTGTTATAAAAATATTAGATGAACAACTGAAACAAAATAAAAAAATAATAGAACAAAATAATGAAATCATCAGTTTACTCAAACAAATAGCTAACAGAGGAGAAATGTAGAATGAAAAAGGTTCTTTTTTTAATTTTTGCTAGTTTATTAGTATTAGGTGCATGTGGACAAGATGAGGACAAAAACAAAGAAGATGATGCTAAAAAGGTTGAAGTTAAAAAGACGAAAGAAAACAAAAAAGATAAACAAAGTCAATCTAAAGAACAAAAACAAGAAAAACCTTATAACAATGATGATGAACCAATTTTAAATGATAACAGAAATGCAAACGACAACAATTCAAATCAACGGAACAATAAACAAAATCAAAATGTAGATAAAATTGATAACAATGCGTACAACCAACAGCAAAACGGTCAAGTAAATCAAAAAGAAAATACAGAAAATGGACTTGACCCAAACTTCGTACGACATAATGACAACATGGTAAAAGAATGGCAAAATCAAATGCGAGAACACAACGAAAACTTTAATCCTGAATCTGGTGGAGATTTGTATAACGTCGAAACCGGTAACTACGTTGATGATGAATAAAATTATGGGGTAGTCCACCTACCCTTATTATTTTTTTACTTTTTTAAGGGGTGATGAATTATGAACGTAGCTATTTACGTTCGTGTCAGGTCAGTACATTAGAACAAAAAGAGCACGGTTATTCTATTGAAGAACAAGAAAGGAAGCTTAAATCATTTTGTAAGATAAATGACTGGAGTGTATCAGACGTATTTATCGACGCTGGTTTCTCTGGTGCTAAGCGTGACAGACCAGAATTACAACGTATGATGAATGATATTAAACGGTTTGATTTGGTTTTAGTGTATAAGTTAGATAGGCTTACACGTAATGTACGTGATCTACTTGATTTATTAGAGGTATTCGAACAGAATAACGTAGCATTCAGAAGTGCTACTGAAGTTTATGATACATCTACAGCTATGGGTAGACTGTTTGTTACGTTAGTTGGCGCTATGGCAGAGTGGGAAAGAGAAACCATTAGAGAGCGTGTTATGATGGGGAAACGCGCGGCGATTAAACAAGGCATGATACTTACACCACCACCCTTTTATTATGACCGTGTAGATAATACTTACATTCCTAATGATTATAAAAAAGTAGTTTTGTGGGCATATGACGAAGTGATGAAAGGTAATAGTTCAAAAGCTATAGCTAGAAAATTAAACGATTCAGATATACCACCTCCTAATGGTAAAAGGTGGGAAGATAGAACAATAACAAGAGCGCTAAGAAGTCCTATAACAAGAGGTCATTATACTTGGGGAGATGTATTTATAGAAAACTCTCACGAGCCTATTATTACCGAAGAAATGTATCAACAAATAAAAGAAAGATTAGAAGAACGGATCAATACTAAAATAGTCAGTCACGTATCAGTATTCAGAGGTAAATTTATTTGTCCGAGATGTGGTGGCACATTAACACTGAATACAGTGACAAGAAAGAGAAAGAAAGGTTATGTTACCTATAAAACGTATTATTGCAACACATGTAAAGCTAAAAAGGAGAGTTTCGGTTTTTCAGAGAATGAAGCATTGAGAGTGTTTCGTGACTACCTATCTGAATTAGATTTAGACAAATACAAAGTAAAGACAAAACAAAACGATGATGTTGTTACTATTGATATAGATAAAATTATGGAACAACGTAAAAGGTATCATAAATTATATGCTAAAGGGTTAATGCAAGAAGAAGAATTATTTGAATTGATTAAAGAAACAGACGAAACAATCGCAGAATATGAAAAACAAAAAGAATTAGTACCCAGAAAATCACTAGATATAGATAAGATAAAAAAATTCAAAAATGCATTGTTGGAATCATGGGAAATATTCTCGTTGGAAGATAAAGCAGATTTTATTAAAATGGCTATTAAATCTATAGACATAGAGTATGTAAAGCTTAAAAACAGGCATTCTATTAAAATAAACGATATAGAATTTTATTAACGTATGTACGGAAGTATAGACACTCGATTAATATTTAATGTGTATACTTCCGTATTTTTTATAGAACCCGTCTGATTCTACGGGTTTAGATTATCCGTGTCGAAATCGAGGCGTTTAAAATAAAAAACCACCACACTCAAAAGAATGTGGTAGCAAAAATTATAAAGGAGTAAAAAAGATTAAATTGTATGTAATTTAATTATAACACAAAAGTAACCGTACCAGTTAAGATATAGTTTACTTATTCAGACTTATGAGAGGTGGCCTTTAATATGTTAGCAACTATACTACCCAATGATAGCGTTCCAATTATACCTGAAGCCCAAGGCTGACCTGCAATGCCTAAAATCACTGATCCTGTAATACCAAAAACAGAAACTATTGTACTACATATAACACCAATAATTGTTAACCTATCGTTACTTTTATAATAGTTTTTCTTGTTCTTTTTTGCTTAGTTCAATTCGGTTTTCTTGTTCGTCTTCAGCCATTTGTAAAATTCTATCACCTGCACCAGGTAAAGCTTTTTCATACTCGCCGAATTCCTTAGAATCAGGCAACGGGCCACTCTTAGTTATAGATAGCTTACGCAAAATAACTTTACGCTCTTCTGGATCAGCTTCATCCACTAATCTTTTTAATACTTCTGCTTCTTCTTCATTCGTCACTTCTTCTATTTTAATTATCTACCATTATACATTAATTCTCTTTTATTGTATTTTGTTATTGATTTATTTATATCTTCACCTATAACATACCAATCATTACTAAGTTCTACTGAGTCAATTTTAGATTCTATAAATTCTCGATGACGTCGAATTTTCTCTTTACCTATAGTCGCATTCAAATCTCCAGAAATCAAATATGCTTGTTTTAAGATTTTAATTAGCGCTTGCATAATGATCCCCCTCCTTTAATTTTATTATATACTACTTTTTATGCTTTTTGTAAATATTTTAAAATTCCATGTAAAAAGAGGCAACCGTCAGCAACAGTTACCTCAAGTACACTCCGCAGATGTGTACCGCAATTTCTATTTAATTATAGCATATTTGCGAGTGACATACATGTCGGTCGCAAAGCTAGAAAACTACTAGAAATCTACTAGAAAAACCACCCAGTGACATGTGTGGGTAGTTAAAAGTAAACGGTGCAGTCAGCTTCTTACTGCTAAACGCAAGCAAGTCCTCTGCACATAATAAAACATACCAAATGATAGTATGCCAGTGTCAAACACTGTTTCCTCATTAACATTATAACATAAAAAAAGAGGGTAGCCATAGCGACTACCCTTTGTATAATGACGTGGTGATTTAATTATATCACACTAAGATTTTTCGATGTAATCACTATAATACGCCCACCGATATTTTTCACCTGTATTAGGATTACGCCCTGCATATTTCCTTTTCCCTCTGCAAACCATGACAATGTTATTTTCTTGTTTTAAATCAACTTCATCTATAGCTTCTTTAATACTTCCGAAAATTTTATTATCGTTTAATCTAACAACTTTTCTAGTATTGTTTTTAGCTCCACCCCTCGGATTATATTCACCTAATTTTTTAAGAATAGACACTATTTTCTTTCTATATAATCCTGTTTCCCTGCTAATTTCCAAAAAAGATATTCCTTTTTTGTGTTGATCAATTAAGTACTTAACATCAACATTTAATATACGCGTCATTACGGCGTTTTTTAAACTGTTTTTGTCGTAAACATTTAATATATCACTTAATTTTGAGTTTTTTATTTCTTTTAAAATATAATCCATATCAGATTTACTGCAGTTTATAGCTACATAGTCCATTTCATTCTTTAAGCAATATTCTTCTTTAATTTTGTCTGAAAACAACATTCTATCGTTATACCACTTAGAGTTTTTTCTAACATCATAATGCTGTTCGCCATGCATTTCTATACATATATTTTCTTTTGGTAAATAAAAATCAAAAGGCAACACATCTTTATAAACGCAATTGTCAAATCTCATTTGTGAAATATAAAAGATGTTGTTATCCTTTAATAATTGTTCCATTAACCTTTCTGAATAAGATCTGTTATCAGCACACACTTTACATTTAAAACCTCTTCTTTTGATTTCTCCAGGGCTTTTTACTAGTTGTGTTTTACAATTAGGGCATACCCACAATATTTTTTGGGTGCTAGAACTACCTAGTTTTTTAGCGTGTTCTTTATCTTTAACAAATCTTCTGAGATAAATCATTTTCATAAACCGTTTCTTTTATTGGCATAATTCCACCTCGTTAATTAATACACCTTATTATACCATTTTTTATGTAAAAAAAGCGGGTTTCCCCGCTTGATATAGTTATTTCCACTTTATCTTTCCATATAATTTCTTCTCTTTTTTTATCCGTTCTTGTTTGTCAGTAATTTCACCCAAAGCGCAATAAAAATAACCAGAACTAGGATTAGTCGGGTATTTAAATTTACCCCACCATAATTTTTTCTTAGTGTCTTTGTATAATTGAACAATATCTACCCAATCGTCTTTTCCGTACAACCAAGAACCTTTTTCTACAATTTCACCGTTTGGTTTTTTTCTGACTTTAATTGTTGTGTTCGGATAAAATCTACCTTTCCAATCCCATGTTTTTTTTACACTTTTAACTTTACCGGCACTTGTTCCTCCGATTGGCTTGCCATTAATAGCGCTTGCTATTGACTTTGTGAAAGGTTTTATATTTTTATTAATATACTTCATATCTTTATATGAAGTAATGAAGCCCAATTCAACAAGTCTATAATCTATACCAATATCATTAGCGACGTTACAGTTTAATAAGTCGTTACGTTGAGTTATCCCTCTTATAACACCGACGCTTTGTTTTAATGCCTCTTGAATGTTTTTGTCTATTATATTAGCAGGATAACCAGCAGGTATTATAGTATGTCCACCTGTAGCTTTAGGACCTGCGCTATCTAAATGAAATTCAATAACGGTATCATACCCTTGAGATTTTACCCAATATAAGCCATAATCTCTGTGATTACCTACTCTCACTCCGTAAGCTGTATCTTGATACATATCTTGTTTTTTTCCATATATACCAACAGTATGACCTGCGTCTTTCAAATATTTTGATACATTATCAACAATGTTTTTTCTTATAAAATCACGTTCGTTATAACCGTTACCAATAGCACCAGGATCATTATACCCATGACCAGCAACGATCATCACTTTTCTTTTTTTAACTTTTTTCACAGGTTTAGGTTTAGTTGTTTTTGCTTTAATTTTACTTACCTTTGTTTCTTTAGAGTACAGAGGTTCTACAAAATACATATCAGGGTGATATTCGTGGTATATTGTTTGAGCGACCTCTGGCGGATTATTTCTTGCACCACCATACCAATTTTGATCCAAACTATAGAAATAATTTTGAGTAGCACTTTCTATAATAGCAACGTGACCACATCCATTACCATACTCGTAAGGAAAAACAACTAAAGTACCTTTTTTAGGAATGTAAGAATTATAATTTTTTACAACATTCGCGTATCCATTAAAATCATTGACAAAAGGTATATCTTTAGCGTACATACCACTCAAAGTACGACCTGTTACGTAGTACCAATATTGATTGGCTAAATCGAAACATTGTGCGCCATAAACACCGTCGAAATCCCACCAATAACCTTTCAACCTGTCTAAATAGGCATGTGCTTGACTTCTCGTTTTGTTTGTCATTAATCGTTACCTCCAATTGGCGCTTTGCCATTTGTGTTTTCTGTTCCAGCTTTAACTTCATGTAATTTTTGTTGCCCTTTTTGCGCTGCGTGAGAGAAGTTGTTATTTTTCCACCAAGTCCATAAAGACACTGCGCCAGTGATGATAGAGCTGATAGTCACTTCATCTACTGGAATAGGTGAAATATGTTTAGTGGCTAAAAATTGGTTAACCCAAGCTAAAATAAATACTATTGTTCTTACAATTGAACCTACATCCGTTTTCATACTCATATCTCCTTTAAGATAAAATAAAAAGCCAACGCATTGCGTTGACTTAAATTACTTGTTCTCTTTTGTTAATTTCTTTTCTTCTATAGGGTGGTCGTTGTAAATATATTTCACTTCAATTGAACCTTTAGAAGATTCATCTAACATACCTATTACATCAACATTAGTAGTCATATTGTCTATTTCCTGTAAGTAAATAGGCTCATCTAAACTATCGAAATTTACAGTAGCGTTGACTTTGAATTGTTTAGGTAATTCTATTTTTCTGCTATAACAATCGTTTATAAACCCCTGTAAATTAAAGAGTTTTTTGTTTTGTAGATTAGATACATAACCGTTAAAACTCCACTCTAAATTACTTTTTAATGTTTCATCAACTTCATTGCCATCAGTAAATATAGCAACTTGAATAGGTTCAGCCATACCTTGTTCTTTATAGCTTAGCAACCAATAATCAATCGTTTTTTTATTAGACAACCAATCTTCTTTCATAATTTTAACTACTTCTTCTGCTATAGGTTTAGCCATTAATTCAATCCATTGCCCTTTTTCCTTGTCGAAAATTTTAGGTATAGCTTTCATTATTCATTACCTCCAGTAGTGTCAATCCAAATTTTAGTTGTGTCAGTCGGTGCGTTTTCTCCAATGACAAAATTTTCTTCGCTTTCAGTTTGGTTCTTAATTAATCCGTTTTTTACACCGTATTCAATCATCTCTTGCCATAAATCATGGTTTTGTGTGTTGATTAATTGTCTACCAATCACACTCTCTGTCACTTGAATTTTCGCTTTATTGTCAGACGGGAATACATACTTGTTATCCACCCATATTTCTAATGAATACGTGTTTGCAGGGATAATCTGATTGATTACAACATCGCACACATAGGCATTGTCATATTGCCTAACTGTAGTGTCGTAGATATATTTGACACCTGTACTGTCAGTGAGAAAAACTTTTGCAGGTAATCCATCTAGTTTTAAATCATCGTTGTTAGTGTCAGACAAGATGTATCGCATGTGCGATAAGTCACCTTGTTTAATGCGATTGCCGTCTTGTGAGTCATTTAAATTAAGTACATTTATTAGCATTAGAAACCACCTTTTCTAGTTATTAAAGGCTACCCACTCACAGTGAATAGCCTTGTTATCTATATTTATCTCTAATGTAGTACATACCTTTTGCACCTACTTTTTTGTATAAGCTACTAATAGTTGTAGCTTGGAAGTTACACCATTCAATCGCAGTAGCGTATTGCATATGTCCAGGGTTTTTAGGGTTCCAACGCATTCTGTATAATGTGTTTTTACCTTTGTTGAAGAATTGTTTTCTAACGAACTTAGCGCCACCTATAATACCATTACGTGGACTCGTCCACCCTTGACGTCTAGCGTATGCTATAGAAGCGTTAGGGTTGTTGTCGTAAGCTGCAATACCAAAGTAGTTGTAGATACCATAACGTCCACTAGCAAAGTTACTACGGCCGTATCCACTTTCTAAGAAAGCGTGAGCAATTAAGTAGATTTCATTTACATTGTACTTCTTACAACCGTCTGCAAAAGCTTTACCTTGTCCAGATAATGTACCTTTACCTTTAAGTATCTTATTCAACTTACTTACTGGTATACCTTGATATTTTCCTAAATCGAGCATTTGATAGCGTTGAGTTGAACTATTCCATATAGTGTTAGGATTCATATACTTACTTGTTTGTGACCTAGAAGCATTGCCCCAACCCCAACTATAAGATTTTTGAGGCATGCCATGAGCCATTTGTGCATTAAGCGCTTGCTGGAAAGTATATTTACTTTTCTCTACAACTACACGAGGTTTATTTGAAGTTCTGTTTGTCGTTTTTCCTGTCGACTTATCGTTCTGTGAAGGATTGTCGACCGAAGTTTTAGGTTTAATTTTTATCGTTGTCTTTGTAGTTGTTGTAGTAATTGTTTCTGTAAGTAATTTATCTCTTTTCAAATATAAACCGATAATTTTCTTTTCTACTTCTTTATATTTACTTTCATCAGGAATACCGTTTTTGATTAAGTCGTAATTGATTAAGTCTTTCATAGAACGCCATATGTTAGGATCTGCTTTGATTGACGATTCAGAAAGTTTCACCTTACTCCAACTTAGCAACCAAACGCCGTAGATTAACGCTCTGATTTGATTGAGCATGAATTGGCGTTTACTATCCGTTTGTCCTCCGCAAACTTCCATAACAAGCCAACCCGGATGTTCTGGTGCTTCTTCAGAATCAGGTCGAGGCGTCCATACACGCTCACGGTCTATATAAACATGTGGATATTCATCTTCGTTAACATATTTATTACGTTGTAAATACAATTCTTCAACAGAACGCATATGTGTACTCTCTTTGATATATATACCTTTTACCTTCCCTATCAACTTTTGCCCTTCAACCATATAATGATAAATATATTCCAAATCATCGTCTAAATCGTATGCGAATGATGTATAGGAAACTTTGGTAACCTCTTTAGTTATAGGTTTCGTTTGTTCTTTTGTGTTTTTAGGAGTGTTGTCATTAGAGGGTTTAGACGGTGTGTTACTTGATTTAGATGGTTTCTTAGTTTCTGCATGATAAGGAGGTCTGACGAACCCACTTATACCATAGTATGTGTGTTTTTCTAACGAGCCAGGAGAACCGGTATAACCGTTGGAATTTCGCCAATTTTGATCCACACTGGTGAAGTAACTCTTGTTAGATGGACCTACTACAACAGCTGTATGTCCTGTACCATTATTATAGGAACCCTTCCCCCATACAGCCATATCTCCAGGTTTCGGAACAAAATTCCTGGTGTTTCTATAAAATTTAAATCCTCTAGGGTATCTATACCATGCCATAGCTATAGCGTTTCCTGTTGTGAAAAAGCCCCAATATCTTTTAAAAATATAGTTAGGTAAATCCCACAATTTTGTTACGATGACAATCGCTACTTGTCACCTTCTTCATATTTCTATGAATGTTCAGACTATATCATCAACCATTTAGGTTGCTCCCCGTTTCCACTCGCTTGAGTGTACGTCTTTCGACTAGTCGTTGCACGTTCCTATTTATAGGCTTCGCTCATGATTGCCTACAACATAACTTGTTTAGGGTTTCCATGAATTAGAGGAGTTTGCTATGATGATTACTCATCAAAGGTGCTAGATTTAACACTGTGCTCCATAATAACCATCGACATCTAATCTTTTTCCAATTCTACTCTTTGCCCATGCTGCAACTTCCGAAGCAGTAGGTTTTCTTTTTTTAGGGCTAGGTAATCCCATATATCCACCTCATTTCTGGGATAATAAAAAGCCGGCTCGAAAGCCGACTTAATAATCTAATTATTTACATTTGCCAAACCAAAAACATTCCCAAAAACTTGCGCCTAAAAATAATCCGAACATGGTAACTCACCTCCTTTAAACACCGAAAAACATTCTTAATACTGCTACGATTAAAGAACCAGCTATAGTACCAACCAATCCTAAAACCCACATTTTAATGTCTTTGATGTTTTTTTGATTTTCTTTTTTGTTTTGAGATTCTAATTCTCTCTCTCTGTTGATAGAGTCCAAAGTGAAATTCATTTTTTGATTAATCAAATTTTGATTGTGTTGTCCGTCTTTTATCTGTTCCAAAGAGTTGAATATTTTTTCGTCGTTATCTTCCAATCTTTTTATACGTCTTTCGTAATCTCCTCTTTGGCTACTTTCTGTCATATAAACACCTACTTCACTTAAAATAAAAACCACAAGTTATTTAACTTGCGGTTCGTAATCTTTACCTGTAGTTTCTTTGAATTGCTCCGGAGTAATCCAACCAACTCTAACAAACTTTTTGAAAGTTTCGTCAGTGTATAATTTTTTCTTATATAAATCGATTACTACTTTGTCCATATTATGCTTCCCCCAATTTTTGATTTGCTTGTTCTTCAGTTATTAGTGCGATGTTCTGTTTCAAACTCATAACCTCTTCTTGTAAATCGACAACTAAGCTAGTTAATTTAGCTATAGCAATATCTTTGTCATCAACAGGAATTTCCACTTCGGGCAACATCTTTTCTAGCTCATCTTGAGTTTGTCCAACCCATTGTTTACCGTCATAATAGCAAGGTAAGATAATACCTTGAGGAGGTTTGTTCTCAGTCCATTTTTCATCAGGATAAACATATTCATCTTCTTCGTTTTTGTGAACAATAATTGCTTGTCCATTTTTCCATAAATAAACTACTTTCATTTCATCACTCCGTCCATTCATATTGACCGTAAATATAATCTGTATCAGTCCACGCTGATGGATCTACAGTAGCGTCAAAATTCACTGTTCCTGATGTGTTCAACGAAATACGTCCGCTGTTTTTGTTTCTAGGTGCACTTATTGAGAAAAACATTAAGTTTTTGACGAATTCTTTAGGTAAAAGTGCAATAGTCTGTCCATGTTTGATAGTTGTAGCATTAATGCGTAACATTTTCTTAGTAATTCCATTTTGTGTGATTGTTCTGTACGCACTAGTAAATCCGCCTTTGGAAACTAAGTCGTTATGAGGTGACGCACTGTTCACTAGTTGTAAATCAATCCAACCAGTATCTACAACATCTGAACCGACACGTTCCCAACCACTCCAGCTCTTATAAAATCTTTTTTGGTAGATTACAGTTGAATTGTAAGGTTGGTATTGTATTAGAACTGTATCTCCATTTCTTTTATACTTTGTTAACCACCCATTATTATTTGTTCCAGTTGGGTTGTTCAAAGTAAGAACAACATATCTAGTTCCTATCGGTAAAGACATTAATTGTTCGTTATTATCGAAATCTATTTGTAGGTTAGCATCATAAAAATTAGTACCATCATCATTTGTTAATTTAAATTTTTGCCAATCCTTTTCTGTAAACTTACTTTCTACATATTCAGGAGTAGTAAAGCCATCTCTTTCAAGGGTTTCATTAAATGTTTGTAGCTTTTCATCAATTGTTGTGTTAGCTTGATTAACATTTGAATTAAAAGCGTCCACATTGCTATCATAAATTTTTTGGAATGTATCTGAAGCTAAATCATAATCCGTCTTGATAGCGTCACGTTTAGCATCTATTTGTCTTAACGCTTCTTCTCTCTCTAAGTCAATGCTTTGGTTAGACGACAATAATGCGTCTGTAATTGAAACAATAGCGTCTGCTTGAGCCTTGTTTATTTTAATGAGGTATTCTTCAGCTGTTTGCTTAATAGATTCAATCAACGTTTGTGTATCGCCTATATCTTGTTTGAGTTGTTGCACTTTCTTTTCTAATTCTGTGCGTAAGTCATCAAACATACGAATGTAAGATACTTTGATATCACTTTCTATTTGATTAATAAGACTATCACGTACTGTAAATTTAAAAGTACCTAATACAACAGTGTCGTCTTTTCCTACATTGTTTACATCATTGAGTGATAAGTAAATTTCACCCAACACTTCAGAATCGACAACGTTTTTTAAAAACCATTGAGGTACCGTAATACCTATTAATCCTTTCATTGGATCAATGAATTCTACGTCTAATACACCCGATGTACTAGGTCGTTTTTCTTCTGTTCCGTTCGCAGCTTTAAAGAAAGCATAACCTTTAACATTCTTATCGCTGATTAACAAAGGTTTGTTATCTTTTTGTACTACAAATTGAAATTTAGCAGTGTTTTTATCGAGATTATAAAAACCGATACCTCTATTAGATATCGGTTGTAAATATGGTTCTTCATTTAAATCAAGTTTACCTACTTTTTCTAACTCCATTATTTAGCACCCCACAATACTAATGCTATTGCACAGCCACGTTCTTCAGTGTATTCAGAAGTTATCTTCATGACTCTACCTTTACCATTTATATTATCTTTGTAACCTACACCTGCTCTACCATTGATATAGTCACCTGGTATAACATCTTTTTCAATGTTTGTGTAGATTTGACCTAATAATCCGACTACATTCCATTCAGGTCTTTCTGAACGAGATTCGTAACTAATGCTATCGTCATAATCAGGGTTTTCTACTGGTACATCACGCCATTCGAATGAAACATTGCCCTCATCGTCTACAAACTCAACTTGTTTTCTATTTGTAATCGTTACACCGTATTCATTCTTTAAGAATCTATCTTTATGGTGGAATGTTTTTTCGTTAGCGACTAATGCAGCAGTGCCAGAAATGACACCAATAGGCTCGTCACTAGGTTGCGCTTTTCTTATTTTATCTCCGTCTAAAGTAACGATAGTTCCTAAATCAACTGCTAATCCATTTTGTGACTCAAATAACTCTGCGATATCGGCACTATCTTGTTTAAGTTGACCTGCTAAAGTAAGATTTCCGGAGTATGTGCTTAAGTCAAATTTAATATTTGAAGTTGAAGGACCACCTTTTGAGCCATAACCACCAACAACGTGATAGTTTCCTGGAGATTTAACCCTGTTACTATTAAGGATTAGTTGCGTATGTCCTGACTTATCTGTTTCGGAATTAAGTGCGTTGATAATACCACTACGAGATCCATAAGCTTTGGAGTTAGCACCTGAACCTAACACAAAGCTACGATTACTGTATGCTTTTGATCCACCTGTAGATGCAATCACTGCACTAGCGTTTGCTACGCCTGCACTTCCAGTAGATGCTATACTAGCTCCACCTTTTCCAACTGTAGGAGGTGTGTCGTATTTTTCGCCGGCTATCCATGCAGGTGTTGAATAATTGTTTGCTGTGATACCACTAATCATAGCGTGGTTATTTGTCAAACGTAATCCTATACCTGAACCATTGCCGTGTAAGTTACAATTAGTTATTTTAGTGTCGTATATTTTACTTCCAACACCGATACCGATATTGTTAGATGAATTCCAAATATTTATGTTATTTAGTGATACTCTAGACGGTCTATTATCTCCGCCAAATAATCTAATATCTACTTCTGCATTTTTAAAGTTACGCACATTAATATTATTAAGCGAGATGTTTTCGGACATGAATTGGATGGCTATTGCTGGTTGTTTTTTATCTAGTTTTCCACCTTCTAATTTTCCGAAATCATCATCACCAATTGCAGTGAAATTATTGACTGATACATTTTTATAAGCACTGATTAATAATGCTCTAGGTGTTGAGCCTGGATACACACCATTGTATTTAGGGTTTAAAGCTAAGCAATTATTTAGCGCCACGTCATAAGCAGTCAAACTTTTATTGTCTGTTTTAGCTCTATGGTGACCGATGTGTCGAATGTTGTAAGCTCTTGTATCTTCGATTGATACGTGACCGTTAACGAACACACCACTTGCAGCGCTTGCGTTACTGTGCGCTTTGATTTCTAAACCGCCGAAGTTACCTTTGGTTCTATTGTTTGATAAGAAAACAAATTGTGAGCCATCATCGATTTCAATTCCATTACTATTGCTACCACCAGTCGGATCATGAGCGTAACAATTAGAAATTGTAATATATCTTGAATGGTGAGTAGTGATACCGTCATCTCCGCAACCATATACCTCACAATTATCGATAAATATGTGTTTGCTTTCTAATGAATAAGGGACACGATTGCCATCGCCTTCGTAGTAATAATTGTCATTTGCATACGTTACATCGATACAGTGTAGTAAAGCGTCATATGATTTAACGTTATAGATATATCCGTTAGTTACACCCGCAAATCTAATGTTAGATGAACGAGAGCCACCAGTAGCTTTAAGTGTTTTATTTTGTCTAAACTTATTCCCATTGAACGAAAAACTTTCTAATGAAATGTTTTCAGCTCCGCCACTCATTTTTAAGTTAGTGATACCTATGTTCTCTGCTGGTGTTTTATCCATTAGCTTAATAGTAGTAATGTCTTTACCTTGTCCTACCAAACGAGAGTTGTTAGGCATTTTAATACCTGTTGTAAGGTAAGTACCACCACTCATAGTTACCTGTACATTACCGTTACCTAATGCGTCTTGAAATGCCTTTGTACTGTCTTTTTGACCTGTTGGATCTCCTCCGAAATCATCAACGTTAACAATACGTTGTATTTTCTTAGTTAAATCGGCTCTTAGTTCTTCTCTAGCGTTACTTTCTCTTAAAAAGTCGTGATATAGACGTTGGTGTAAAGAATCGAAACTTTGAGCGTCCATTGAAGTGTGACTTGCTCTTAATTCTTGTATTCCATCTCCATTATGTCCTAACACAAGACGTTCAATAAGTTCATCTTGATAATTTTCATGATTAGATAATACGACATCTTTACCTTTTGTAGTTTTGTGTTTGATTTGATCAGTTGTATGCGCATTTTTTTGAGTGGTTAAATGTTCATTAAAAGTATCATCACTTTTATTAATCCAGTATTTTATTTGTTCAAAGTTATTTTCTAGTTGACTTACAAGCTTTTGACTAAAGTACGAGTGAAGTTTCGTAATTAAGTTATCTAATTTCAAATTTTTTGACCTCCTTAGCCATAAAAACCATAAAAGTTTTTAATCAATTCATACATAATGACCTCGTGCCCTTTTTCATTAGGGTGTACTCCGTCAGGCATACTCGATTTTCTGTACGAAGGTATATTGGGTTTGAATTGTGTTGAATGATAAGCATCATACACAGGTATATCTAGTTCGTTACAAGCGTCTATTTGAACATCTACATAATCAGCTAAAGTGTGACCTAAATCGTTCTTAGTAGTGTCTTTTCTTACGGTTTTGCCGTCTTTTATATAACATTGTTTAGTAGGTGTCATAACAATTATTTTAGAGTTAGGGTTATTACTCTTGATTTTAGTGATAGCACTATAAAAGGCACCGTAAAACGTTTTAGTATCCGTTTTATCAGTGCCTATATTAATATCATTAGTCCAATCATCATCTGTACCTTGAACAATGATTAAATCAGCTTTAATTTTAGTCGCTTGATCATAAATACTATTCTCTTTGTTTGCACTCATCGTTGCTCCACTAACAGCTAAGTTTGTTGATTTAGCCTTTATCTTCTTAGCTAACATTTGCGTAAAGTTAGTTTTAGCGCCAGTCCCTTTAGCTACAGAATCTCCAATAGTACCTATTGTTTTAACTTTCCTAATCTTAGATTTAGGTGTAAAGTCGTGAACAATAGTACCGTTTGCAGTTGTAACACTCTTAGCATGTGCGCTTTCTAATCTTCTTTTTATTTCATCGGTTTTCTTCTGTAAATCTTGTGCAGTCTTAGTATTTGCGTTGTTTTGAGCTTGAATCATCCTTAAGTCTTTAGCTGGATCAGATTTGTTAGACTTAATAGCTTTAACATAATTTGCAGCAGTATTTACTGCTTTCATATATCTATCTTGTAATCTGAATTCCCCAAGTACTACGTCTTGTTTTATAATCTTGTTGTTAATATCTCGTTGTGTAGTGATTTCGATAATTCTAACAAACTCATTTAAACCTATTAAATCATCAATTACATTCACAATATCCCCAACTCTAGGCACTGCTTCTTTAAAATGTTTTTGCAAAGAAATGAAATCTAGTGTTACAGATGTTTTTAAACTTTCTTGTATAACTAACTCCATAGATTTTTTCAGTGTATCCCCTTTAGTTATGCGTCCATCTACAACAGGTGGTGCATGGCGTTTGCCTATTAAGTCAGCTAAGGGGTGTGTATACTCATATTGCAAGCTAGCTTCGTTGAAAGTTTGTTGCTCATCAAAGCCACCATAACCTCTGATGTATGTGTAACATTTAGAAGCATCTTCTTGAACTTTTACATTATTAGCATTGACACCTGCTTTAATGTAATAGTTAGCTTTTCTTTGAACAATATCATATAAATGAAACGTCTTTGTTTTGGCGTTATATTCATATTCTAAGTTATATCTTTCCAAACCTTTTTTGAATAATTCTAAATTAGTGTCGTGGTTACCTAGATTTTCAAATTTGGAAGATGAAACCTTAGCGTGTAATTCATACTTATAACCGGTATCTTTAAAAACTAAATCAAAGTAGCTTTTTCCTGTAAAACTACCATTATATACTTCGTACACCCTTAAATTGTTTAGGTCGTCTAATTCAACAGGACGCGCTTTGATTGTTAACTTTTCCTTTTGACCTACAGTTGTTTTGTCTAACATAACGATACGGTATTCGTTTAGGTCATCAGCACCACCAACGCCTGTAATCGTCCACATTTTAGTAATAGCCCCTATAGCGTCAAATGTAGCTTTGTTTTCTACCATTTCTATTTCTAAGGAGCCATCTTCATTTAATTTCTCGTTTAATTTTGTTTCTACAGGTAGGGATTGCCCAATGCCCTGTAACGTTTTTAATAATATTGGCAATTAAGCAACCTCCTTACAAGTAATATCTTTTATGTTTAAACGTGATTTTTTGAAGTTTCTTAGTAGTATGGAAAGTATTCCAACCAGGCATTAACACAGGTTGTTGCTTCGTCTTGTTGTAATCATCAATACGTAAGTTATTACGATATACATGAATGCCGTCAAATTTGATAACGTCACCGGCTCTCAATTCTAATCCACTTATTTTCATAATGTCACTATGTGTCATATAGAAGTTAAAACCGTCGCTATCATTTTTACTGACATTTTCTCCAAGTGTCATTTCTACAACACTATCTTGGTTGAATTGGTTAATTTCAGCTGTACCACCGTAATATACATCGCCCACTTTAGTGTCATAGAATGTGTATCTACGTTCTTTATGAGATGTATTGAACGGGTTTTTGTCTGGAATACCCCATTTATTCAAATTACCACTCTCTTTTTCTAAATCTGTACTATACCCAATACTCTCAAAGTATGGTAATTCAATCGTTTCGAAATCTAGTGTGAATTCACCTGACGTTTTAGTAGTATCGAATGACACTTCATTAACTAAGCCAACAAGTATCTGCCTACCGTCAACATATTCTAGTTCAAAAGATTGTTCCTTAGGTTCGAATATATTCTCGAATTTAATTTCACTTTCAGACGCTGCTAATTCTCTAAGATAAAAATGACCTCTTAGCATGGCTTGTATGTTCGCTTTTAAATGAGAAGCATAAGCTATCTTTTCCACATCGTATCTCACAATCATTGAAATGCTTTTCTTTTCTTCTTTAGTAGCGTTATGGAATCTACCGTTAACACGATCAATTTCATCAAATTTACGGTCATAGCCAGCACCTTTAACATCATAAGAAACAACTCTCAACGCAGTACCAGTGAAGCGATTGTCACTGATACGCAAACGTTCTTTATTTTTGTAAACTTCAACATCATGTAATATCAATTAACAATCACTCCTTTAAAATAATCCGAAACTTGCGTCTTTTGAGTTGGAATCTTCAATGTAAGATTTAATAGCTGGTATATCCGACTCGTTGCGAACAGTCACATTAACGATAGGTTTATTGTTCTCTTGCATGCTATGGCGCACGTCTTTACTCATATGCGCATTCACATCGCTATTTAATCCACCTGTTAAGTCTGATGTTAAATCAGTGTTTAAATCAGGGCTAAATGCGTTAGTTACATCTTTCGCTAAACGACGACTGGCATTAATAGCTCTGTTACCATCTTTCACGATACCGATACCTAAACCTTGAGATACATATTCACCAATTCCTCTAAACACTTTAGAAGGTGATGCAATGCCTAACGCACTTTTCGCTGCATTTACTGCACGTTCTGCTACGCCTTTAGCTGCTTTAACTACCCAACTAACACCTTTCATGATTCCGTTAGCTAGTCCTTGCATTAAGTATCTCCCTACTTCTGTAAAACGACCGAAGAAACTTCTGACTTTAGAAACAGCTCTACCCATACCAGAAGCCACTTGTGATACAACTCTAACAAAACCACTAACCACGCCTTGAACAAATCTACTCATCGCAGAAATAATACTTGAAACCCAACGAGCACCACCAGAAATGATACGACTTAGTGCTTGCATCATTTTTTGAGCGACGGTTGAAACTACACGTGAAAACCAACTTGACACCGTGTTCCAAATTCTAGTAACTGCACCTGAAATCGCAGACCAAATTTGGTTCCAACTTGTAATATTAGTACCAAGTATTCTATTCAAAACATTGAATATGAAGTTAGAAATTTGGTTCCAAATTGACAATATGGTATTCCAAATCGTAGTCATTACATTAGAAATCGTAGTTTGTAAAGTTTGCCAAGCGCCAGAAAAATCTCCAGTAAGGAGCTGTATTAATGCAGTAAACAAACCGAAAATCAATTGCGTAGCAGCTTGTAGTATTCCACCTATCGCAGTGAATACTACTGAAATCACAGTCCAAAGAGATTGGAAAGCAGTTACTAAACCATTGATAAGGCTGATGAATAAGAAGCCGAGAACTTGGTTTGCAACTTGTCCTAACATTTGTAAGATAGGCATAATTGGTTGTAGCGTTTGTTCGATAGACGCTCTGAACTGATTAAACCAGTTAATCACTGTTTTTACAGCGTTCATTATCGTATCTTTAATTGTGTTCCAAGCTTCAACACAAGTTTTTCTGAAATTCTCGTTCGTTTTCCATAACCAAACAATAATACCTATTAAAGCAACGATAACGCCTATGATAGCCAATACAGGCCATGAAATCGCGCCTATAGCTACACCCAATGTTTGGAAAGCACCACTTAACATAGGTAAGATACGCATAATTGTACTAATAGGGCTCATAAGGAGCCTGAAAGCTATTTTTACTAAGTTTAATGCACTTCTAAGTATTTGAGTGTTTCTAGCAAAAGCTAACATTTTACCGATAGCTTGGATTAAACCTACACCGAACACATTAGATAGCATTGTACTTACTGCGATGATTGGTGCTAGTAAAGCCCACAACATACCACCGAGTATCATACCTATACCAACCATTCGAGCTATAGCTGGGTGTGTTTCGAACAACTTAGCTATGAAACCAGCTAATGCTGTTACTACTTTTAATATCACGCTTGCTATTGGTGCCATTGCAGTGCCGAATGCAACCAAAACTCTTACGATATTACCGATTAGATCCATAATGACTGGGCCATTCTCTTGTACATACTGAACAAACTTTTTAAACCCTTCAGATTTACCAACTTGTTCAGACCATTCTCTAAACTTAGCAGTCATTTTAACTAGCCAATCAAAGATATTAGAACTGTTTTGAGCGAACGCTTTCATCAAGTTACCAATACCCATGAATACATTGCCAAATATTTGACCTATTTTAGGTAAATTAGTTTTAGTGTATTCAATAAACGACTTAATAGCGTTCTGACCTGCTACACTGTTAGCCCAGTTTTGGAACTTTTTACCTAGATTATCTAAGCCTTTAGCAGTCCATAAGAATAGTGGACCTAATTGAGTGAATACATTAATAAGTCCGTCACCAAAACGTCCTGCAGCACTTAATAATGTGTTGAATGTCTTAACACCTGTTGTATTCATCATGTTAAAGAACTTGCTAGCAGTTTGGCTGTTTTGAGCCCATTTTAAGACACTCTGTGAAGCTTGTTCCATTCCTTTAGAGATACCTGCTAAGAATGGTTTCATGCGTCCTAAAGCTACGTTAACAGTGTCTAAAGCGTTAGATAACGTATTGAATATTTGAGATTGATTTTGCTTGATAATACCTTCCCAAGTTGATTTAACTTGTTCTAAAGACGCTTGGTATCTTCTTGTTTGCGCAGTAGCTTGTAATGTTCCGTCATTCAACATTTTAATTGCACTTACTGCCATAGCGCCAAATGCAAACGCACCACTTGCAGCAATACCAAATGCACCAGCTACACCTAATGCACCACCAGCAACTACACCTAATGCGTTAGCTACTGCCATGATGGCGGGTACTAAACCAGCTATAATAGGAATAAGACCTTGAAAACTAGCGATTAGCACACCTTTGATTTGTTGTCCAAACACAGTACCAAATGTACGAATACGAGTAGCTAATCTATCCATTTTGTCGCCGTATTCATCTAAAGACTGACTTAAAGCTCTAGTTAATACTTGAGCTCTTGTCATCCCTCTTGTATCAAAGTTAACTTTTACTGTTTTATCATGTAAGGTTGCAAGCATAGCTTTAGCACCTAATACTGAACGTTTTAAGGGGTTGTTGTTACCTTTAATATCTACTTCTTTATCTCTTAATTGCTGTAATTTCTCTTTAACTACTGCAATTGCTCGTTTAACAGGGTTAGCATTTCCGTCTATATCAACGGTATGTTCTCGCCAACGTTGAGCCATTGCTTTTGCAGTGTTTAAGGCTCGTTTAAACTTACTGATATTCGCATCGACTTGTGTTTCAATCTCGTCAGGTATTTCAGTTTTAGCCATACGTTGAGCTTTTCTGATATTCCGTTGGAAATCTGTAATGATCGCCGATATACGAGCCATAAAGTTTTTATTCATGGCTAACCTCCTTTTTGACTAGTATTGCGTAATGAATTCATAAAGCGTCGTGTACCTTGTTTCTGAACATTTCTAATGCGTTTGTTATGTGCTAACTTACGTTCTTTCATACGTTCGTATTCTTCTGACTGTCCACGTACCTCGTATCTTGCACGTTCTAATTGCTTCTGTAATCGTTTAAGTGATTTACCAGCTTGCACAAGACCGTTAGCTTGAGCACCAAATAATAAAGTTTCTTGTTCATCAAGTAACGCCAATCTACGACCTACAACCCAGTCTTTCCATTCATTAGGCGTCAAACTCATTAATTCATCATAAGGAAGATAGCCTATGTATTGACTGGTTATCTGCCGTATTTCTGAATAATCTAGTAAGGTAGTTCGCCCATGATTTCTTTGTAATTGTTCTTCATGAACTCGATTCCGTTCTTCGTAGATTCTTTTTCTTCTTCTTTCACCATAGATGGAGCCGAGTTCATTTGTGTCCAGAATAGACGTGATTTCTGCTTGAAAAAACCACTATGATTTAATACTCGCAATGCACCTTGTAATAATTCGATAGAGTCTTCTTTTTCGTCAATAATTTCCATTAGTGTTTTTTCGATATCTTCACGTTTAGGTGCATTTTTACCTAAATAAGCCGTTGCACATTCCCAAAAGTCAGCAATTGCGATTGGATCACGTTCTAAAATGCCATTATAGATAGCATTGAAACCAGACACTTTAGTTGTTTTACCATTTTCGTCTTGCTCGTCCTTAGCAAATTTCTTAGCAGTTTTATCAAATAAGAAAGTAGCTTTTGCCTCTACTTCTTCTCCGTTGAACTCTAATGTAGTAATAGGATTGATTGTATTTTCAGTCATTCTTTAACCTCTTTCTGTTATTTTGTACAAAAAAATAGAGGGCTTAATGCCCTCGTAAAACTTATGCACCAGCACTAGGTGTACGGTTTTCGTATGAGTCTGTATAAGCTCCCATATCTTCCCATTCAACTGTAGGAGCAGCAGCACTAGGGTTGAGCCATTCTGGTGGTAATGAATCAACAGAACCGTCTGCACTGTTAAATTTAACTTTTGCAGTGATTTCGATTTTGTCATCCTCATCATCAAATGACCATTCGTGCTCTTCTACAATTACATAAGCGAAAGTACCGTGATGTTTACCGTCACGTTTCTTAACTTCCCAAATCCATAAACGTAACTGCTTGAAGTTTTTAACTGACTCTTTTAAAGCTTCTTGACCTTTGTCGCCAGGAACACGATCAACAGTTAACTTGATTTCTTCTTCTACAGAGTTACGACCGTAGTCTTTTTTGCCACCTGTAATCATTTCAGCTAAGTCATTACTGATTGTGTGTCCACCCTCAGCTAAACTAGCTAACAGAATAGCATCTTCTTCTTTTAGCTTGCTCGCTAAATCTTTGTCAGCGATTTGTAACGCTGCAATATATTTATTCTGCGCCATTCGTTACACTCCTTTGTAAAGTATTGTGTCTGTATTTAAAAATAAGCCGAATGATACCGTGCTTCGTGTACTGATCAATGTCAGTTATCACTTCTTGTGTATCAATTCGACTTTTTATAAATGAATAGTTATTTATTTCTATTTCAGAGTTAAGTACAAAACCTAAGTATTGGATGATTTGTGAGGCTTCATCTCTATTTCTAGCTTGGCTATAAACATGCAATGTAACGCCTACATCTTCAAACATACTTGTCGTTGTCTCTTTATTAGTGACGTTTGTTTCACCCACAACGATATATGGGTAAACAGCGTCTTTTTGAACGCAATCAAAAACCCTACCGCCTAGTTGTTTACTGACGATAGGGTTGCTCTTTAATTTGTTATATATCTTGTTAAACAGATACCGTTCTACTGATACCCACATATCTTAACCACCTTATGAAAAATACTTGTTGAAAAACGCTCTACCTTCATCAATTGCTGGTTCCCAAAAGGGTTGTGCATGTTGTCCTTTAGTTGTGTGCCAATGTCCGTCTGCGTCTTTGTAACGCCATGGGATATTCTTTGCACGACTACCACCTGGACCGACTGCGTATATCCCTGTACCGTAGTTAACGTACACTGCATACTCACTACCAATATTAATAACACCTGTTAACCCGCCTTTCTTAAAGTCCATAGAAACACTTTCTCTAAGATAACCGGTATCAACAGGCATGTTACTAACTATTGAATTGTGAATAATTGTTGTTGTCTTGGCTATACCTTTTTTAGCCCATCTAATCGTTTCTTTTTCAAACTCCTCAAGTTCCTTAACTAAATCCCAATTTCCGTATTTAACCTTAGCCAATAGGACATTCTCTCAATCTTGTTAAGTTGATTTCTTGTTGTCCGCCTTGGTCGACAGGTTCTCCTACTACTTCGTAAGTTTTACCGTTGTATTTAAATAAGTTTGTGTTAGTTATTGGCAGGCTGTACGGCGTATATAGGTTTCTGTCGTATGATTGGTTCATTTGATGAAACTTGAGTTGTTCAGATGAAGTAGGCGTATCCATAAATCCTTGTATTGTTTTTTCGCTCTTAAAGCGCTCTTGTTCACGCGGATACTCTCCTACAACCTCTCTTGAGCCTAATTCGATTGTATGAGGAAACTCATTTAATGGATTAAACATGATAACCAGTCCAACGTAAGCGTCTAAATGGTTTAAGGTAACCGTATGTTTCCTTAGGTAGATCAGTAACGAAAGTGTAGCTCACAGTACCCATAGTACGTGAAGAAATATTGCTAGTCGTACCTTGTTTAATACAGTTAGCAATGAATTTCTCTACATTACTAGGTAATGACTTCCTATTAAATGTTTGATTACAATACTCTTCAGCTACATTCAGATACTTTTCAATAAGTAATTCGATTGTTTCGTCATTTGAAGTATCATCGAGTGAGAGATTGTTTAATAATTTAACGTCTTGTGCGTTCATTACTTAACACTTCCTAATGCTTCAACGAGTTCATCTTTTTTCATACTAGAAAATCCCTCTATTTCACGTTCTTTAGCGAGTTCTCTTAATTCTGATACTTTCATACCTTTTAAGTCTTTATCGCTCTCTACACGCTCAATAAGGGGCTTGTTTTGACGGTTTTCTTTTGTGGATAGTTCAGTTAATCGCTCATCACTTACATTTAAACCTTTACGAGGGAACGTGTCTCCAACGTTATACTCGTAGTTGTCATCTTGTAAGTCTGTGAAATACACGATTACCTTATACATACGTCACTACCTCCTTTTATGCACCTGAGTCTGTAGTTCCTGCGCCTTTAGTTACCTTAACTGCTTTAGATTCGTCATATAAGTATGCTACATAGTGTTTATCACTGTATAAAGCAGTTGTCTTAGTTGAAGGATCACGGTCAGTTTCTAAGAAGAAATCACGTTTAGTGATAAGTTTAACTGCACCACGTTTAGCTAAAATAGCTTCGCCCTCATCTAATTTCTTAGAACGTACAATTACTGCACCTAAAGCTTCACCAAATGCACCTTTAACGATAATGTTATCGCCTAATTCAGTAGCTCGAGTGAAGTTATCTGAAGCACTAGAGCGCAACTTACCAGCGTCTTTAGGATTAATGAATAATACCATTGGTTCTAAATCTTCATCGTCAAATGTATCAATAGCAGCTTCTAAACCTGCTAATGTGCCGATGTCTGCACTTACAGTTAATTTCGTACCTCGTAAAGCTTCTAATACGTCATTATCTACTTTGTTAGCAATAGCTAAACCGTGTTGACGTACTGCTTCGCCTTGTGGGTCTCCATAACCAGACAATAAAGCTTCGTCAGTAATATCAGTACCTTTACCGATTTTATGAATTTTAGCTTCACGTCTGTTAGTTTCAATTTTGTCTACAGGAATTTTTTGTCCTTCAGGTACTACTGTAGCGTCACCACTATAAACAAATGCAGGGAAAGTTAAAGTGTCACCTGGTTGTCCTACTAATGTACTGTCGATGTCCGCAAATTGCGCAAATCTTAATTTCTTATCTAATTCTGCTTGCATCATAGGTGCTAATACTTCTGGAACGATTTGTGTACTTTTAGTTGTTGTTCCTTGTGCCATATGTTATTACCTCTTTTCTAATTGTTTATTAGAGCGTCGTATGTTTTTCTATCATTCATAAATAGATCAGTTCTTTCATCTACGCTCATATTGTTGAACTGTTCTTGTGTTATTCCGCCAGCAACGCTTTTTCCGTCATTCGGCGTACGTCCGCTTGGTTTAGATTGTTCAAACAAATGCTCATTCTCTTTTTTGAACTCACTCATGTAATCATCTAATCCTTTGACATTTCCGTTGTCATCAACTTCTAAATTATCTTTATCAATTAGTTTGATTACTTGTTCAGGTTTAATCGCTTTTTCTTTAGCTAAAGATACTTCGATAGCTTTATTTAACTGAACGTCTTTGAGTTTTTGATCGTAGTTAGCGTTTTGTTCTTTATATTTCTCTAACTCTTGTTTAAGTTCATCGTTATCGCCAACATTGTTTTTGAGTTCTTCGATTTGATTATCACGAGTTTTAATTTCTTCGTTAGCAGTTTCCAATTGTTCTTTTAGTGAGTCAACTTTCTCTGCTTTTTCTTTATAAGATTGCAAACCTTCATGATGTTCGTCGATAATCTTTTGAATAGCATCTTCTTCGACACCTAAACCACGTAAAAATTCTCTTTTCATTATTACTACTCCTCACATTTTTTATTACGGTGGTCTTTTCCACCATGAGTTTGCACCTTTTAACGCCTTGAGCATGATTTGGGCATAAAAATAGCCAACACAATTAAGTGTTAGCTTTACGTTTATTCTTCTCCCACTCTCTATAGTTAGTGAAAGGTATTACGCCATCTTCTTTAGTTCTCATCGTTGTAGGTAATTCATCTTCATCTATGTAGTAAAGCAACTTACAACGACAGTTGATGTTCTCTTTTGCGCTAGCCACACCTACAAACAACTTAGGTGCAGGACCTATACAACCACTAGAATGAAAGTTATCTTCAATATCGACTGAAGTGCCGTCTAAGTGTCTATGTGTATCACGTGTGCGTGTATCTTTAGTAGCATACCAACATTTCTTCATATCGAGTCCATTATCTTTAGCTACCATTGCACTATCTAACCCTGCTTGTGACAATGCACGTCCTGTTTCTGTACGTGCTACTCTTACTGATTGTGCCTTTGCCATACCTAAGTCATCTCTTAACGCTTTAGCTATCTTAGAGTAGCCCTCGCCACTCATAATGCCTTGTGTGATATGCATGCGAATACGTTTCAATGTATCATCACGATGTTTCTGTAGTGTAGGTACTAACTTAATAAACTCAATAGGTTGTTCTATAGCTGTCTGTATCGTTTGTGCGGTCGGTATATCAAAGTTCATAGATGTTTGACTTGCTACTTCATACAAAAATAGGCTCATCATGTACTTTTCGATATAGATGTTCTGTTGTGACTGTTTGATAGCTTTAGCGACTTCTCTGTAGTCTTGCGACAACATTTGACCTATACGATTAAGTTCTTTGTTGAGCCTGTTGTATTTATTGAATTCAGTCCACGTCACTTGTGGTTCATCTCTATCGTATTTTTCATACATATTCGCAATAATCTGTTTAATTTCTTTCAAACGTTTAGCAAATAGAGTTTCTATTTCTTTGTCAGCTTGATTAATCAGTTTATCGATGTAATTGTCGATGTCATTCTGGTTGGTTATTTTCGGATTGTCTTTGTTGCTCGCCATTCAATCCCTCCTCAATGTCAGGGAGTTGTTGATTGAGTTCTATGTTTTCTTGTTCTATTCTCTCCATTTCAGCTACAGGATCTTCAACCCAAGCATGATTAGAAAGAATAGTTTCTTTAGATAATAACCCTGTAGAATTCATAGCAATTTGAGAGTTTTCTAACTCATTTACCATTACATTGAAGTTGAATGTAATCTCGATATCTTGCACTTTCACATCTAATCTATAGAAATCGATAATATACTGTAACAGTTCTTGTAATGCAGTAAGCGTTTTATTCTTCAATTTATTAGCTTTTAAGTCTAAATTACTGTACATAAACTTAAGTGCAATACCACTAGGACTATTACCAAACTTATCTTGTTGGAAGTCTACACCTTGCCCAAACTCTATAATGTAATCACGTAACATCTTCGTGTATTCCTTAACAGAGTCGATAGGCACTTCTACTTTGATAGTGTCTACACCCGAACCACTTTCCCCTGCAACACTAATCGCTTTATAGTATTTAAGGTTATGCATGAAGTCTTTCATATCTTCGCCTTCATAACCTTTTAAGATATAGATTAACTCTACTGATTCGTCAAAAGTGTTTTGTGTATCTGATAATCGCTTATCTAACGCGTCTATGATTGTTTTGTACATGAATAAGTCAGATACTTCTTGTGGGTTGTTCTTGAACGGAATAAAAGGAACACGCCCCCAACTCATCAATTTATTACCTTGATAATAATGAGGTTGTATATGATCATCACTACGATAAAAATCAGGAATAAGTTGTCCTTCTTTCAACTCATAGTATGTCACATCATCTTTAGTCCAATACTCAACACGTTCTGCTCCGTCTAATTCATACACACGGATAAATGCTTGTAATTCATCTCTTTCTTTATTAGTCCAAATAGGTACAGCTTGTTCTGCAGGTACACGAAATGTTTTAAATTCTCCCTCTTCATCTACATAAGGTTGAACCCATTCGATACCTTTATTACTTGCAGCAGTTAATATATCTACTAATTTGTCATCCCACTTGTGATTAAGTGTGTGTTGTATTTGTTTTAATGCTTTGTCATTATCTACACCAAATGTCACAGGATTAGCAACTGCATATGCTACTTTCTGGTCTACTAAGTTTTGATGGTAGTTAGTATACATGCGCCAGTCTGGTTTAGTTTCGTCATAGTCGCCATTCACATCTCTTTTTGGAGGAGCGTCTAATATATCTGGGTGATGATTATAATATCTTTCACCCATTGTGATATTGTCTATATTCTCTTTATGTTCTCTAACTAAGCGCAATATCATTTCTTCTTGCGTTTCATACTTCGGTTTGATTTGTTCTACCACTTGTTCGTGATATGGTTTGTCCCATGGCCAGTTAATGCTAATCACCTCGTTTACGTAAGTATGCTAAGTTTATTCTGCCTCATGTCACGCTCTAGGGCGTATCTAGTGGCGTCTATCGTGTGGTTGTCTTTATCTTCTAATCTTGGTTTAACGTTACCGTCTTTGTCCGTTTCATAGTCGATATTCTCAAATTCTCTTGCTATATTAGGTGTTCTGTTAGGATCTATCACGATAGCTGTTAAATCATCAAGCCATTGTTCCCCGTGTTCTACACTGTCAGGACCTTTTTTCACACCTTTAATTCTCTTGATACCGTGTTCTTGTTTCAGCTCTGCAATCGACTTCGGTTCAGCGCTATCTGCGTATATCTCATCAGATTGATAACCTCTACGTTTTAACCAGTTAGCAAACTCTCTATTGCTTATTTGTACACCATAGTGTTCATCAACTGCATAGATAATACGTTTTTTCTTGTCGTAATGCCAACGTACAAAAGCTAACGGATCAGTAGCGTCGTTTACACCCTCGGTTTCCCGATATTTATTAAGGGACTAGACTATATCATCGTCTTTTATCAAGACGCTTGGCGCTTCGCTAATAGGAATTACACCTAAAGCTACTCCTTATAGGATAGTCGTTACACTTTCCAACAAAAAAGACACCCTTTTAGGATGTCAGTTGGCTTAGCACGGTATCGCCTTGTTATTCGATATATTCCCATTTATAACCACCAGTAGTTTTTCTTTTTCCTCTACAAACTCTGGAAATATGTGTAGCTTGCAAACTATATTTTTCAGAAGCTTCTTTTACGGAGTTGAATGCCTCTCCAGTGTCTACGTTCAAAACTTTTTTAGTAGCATGAGCTTTTCTTAATTTATCTTGATGTTCTGGCGTTAATACCCTTTTACCAGATTTCCAAGCATTGCTCATTTTCTTTCTGGTTTCTTCACTATGTTTTTTACCGTAAAAATGATTATTCTTACCTTTCATTTTTTCGGATTGCCTTTTAGTCAAACTCATCTTCCTCCTAGCGATTTCTGTATGATGATAGCCATATGTATTATCGCCACCAAGACATAAATTATATCCGTTAGGTTTCATTGTACCAAGTTTGCTAATCCAATGTTGTTCTTTTACATTTAAATCTTCTATGAACATTGCATTGTCTATTTCTTCAATAGTGAAGTTTTCTTTTCCGTACTTCTTTATCACTCTTCCGATATAACTTCTATTGCACCTGCAATGTTGTTTGTATCTGTAATCCAGAGTATTGATAGTTTGCCCTACGTATTGCTTTCCATTAAGTTTGTTAGTTATACAGTAAATAATCATATCTTCACCTCGATATAATTATACTACTTTTTGGGTCTTTTGCATATCCAATAATTTAGGTTTTCACCGTTAGCACGCTTTTTTGCGCACACCACTTATGTGTTCACCAAGTTTGCTATACACATCACTGTGTAAAGGGGCTGTTTTAGTTAACCCGAAATCTACTGCGTTACGTATGTTGTCGAAGCTCTTATACAACTCATCAGGTATCTTCTCTATTTGCAAGTTGTTAAACGGTACAACACCACTACCAATAGCTTCACCCATATATTCCCAACGATAACGTTGTTCGTTACGTTCTTTCGCACTCTCTGCCTCTTGTATGAATTGTTTAGATATAAAAGGATTATCTAAGTACGTCGAATGGTGTACGAATGTATTGTCCGGTTGGAATGAGGTTTCGTATTTTTTGTTAACCCACGATTGTTTTCTCTTAGGCGGGTTATAACTAAAGAAAAATTTATAAAATAATCCGTCGTCTAATTCACCACGTAACATAGAGTTAGTAATTGTAGTGACCTCATCTTCTGTCTTAAATTCTGCCAACTCCTCTATCCACATGATAGAAAAAGGGAATCGACTATCTTTTAACGACTTTAATCGTTCAGGGTTCTGCGCCCCTCTAAAGATAATCCGATTCCCTCTAGGAACATACGTAATTTCCATTGGCGACACTTTAACTTTGAACAGGTGCGACACCTTTTGTTCTTCTATCGCCCACTTAATTTGCTCAAATACTGATGTAGCTAATGTGTTGTCTGCCTTACGTACTACAACTGCATTCATAGGATAGCGCATGATTAACTGTGTAATGATAATAGATATATCAGAGGACTTACCACTACCACGTCCACCTTTAGCTACTATGTTCAGCTTCTCTCTATCCTTAGTTGCTTTCCATAAGCTATGAAAGTGTTTAGGTAACAGTTCGGACAGTTTAATTGATATCATCGTCAAAATGCACCGTCGCAGTTGTTTCGATTTGTTGCTTGTCTGTCCACATCATATATCGTTTACCTAATAATTCTGCAGCTTTCGTTCTAGCGTTTGTATCTGATCGTTTTTCCAAAGACTCTACTTCCATTTCACCTCTACCAATTCCAATCGGTATGAGTTCTTGGTCTGTTACCTCACCACGTAATACAGAGGTGAGATATTGGAGTATTTCGTCTTGGTCTGCGATTGTATCTTTTTTAAGTTTTTCCATTCGTCTGTCTATTTCTGCTCTTATTCCCACATTTTCCAACAATTTATGACTACTTGATTTTGCATATTTTTCACTATAACCAGCCCTGATTGCCGATTGATAAGCAGTCCCTGTCTTAATGTACTCATCAACAAATGCCTGTTGTTTAAGGTTTAATTTCGTCATCGTATATTACCACCTACTTTACGTTATACACTCTTTATATTTAAAAAAGACACTGTGTAAACAGTGCCTAATGATTATGTTTTGTTATTTATTTGAGTTTATGTACTCATGTCACACCTCTATGTCACATCAATACATAAAAAAGTTACCCGTGTGTTCTCACGGATAACTAATTAAGGGAGGAGAAAAATTACATGTCAAGTATTCATATCATCGTATCGGAAGCCGTGTTGTAAGATTCAATAAAACTACCCGCCACACTGACGGATAGTTAAGCAATCGGACGCGCAACGTCTAA